AATACAAACTGTCCGACCTACCAGATTACGATACTATTCGTCAGTATCTACTCGCTGCGGGTGCTATTGCATATAATACTGGTCAGCGTATCACCGCACATCCAGATCATTTCGTTAAACTTGGGTCGGCAAAACCCGAAGTAGTTGATAACGCTATTCACGACCTCGAACATCATTCCGAAGTCTTTGACTTGATGGGATTGGAAGCGTCACATTACAATTGTCTTAATATTCACGTTGGTATGAACTATGCCGACGATACAATTGACCGCTGGCTAAAGTCATTTGACCGACTCTCCGATAATTGTAAGAAGCGATTGGTAGTTGAAAACGATGATAAGGCATCGGCATTCTCGGTCAAGCAGTTGTACGACAATATCTATAAGGTCATCAAGACCCCGTTGACTTTTGACTACTTTCACCATACATTCCATACTAGTAATTTGTCCAGTACTGATGCAGCACATCTTGCCGCATCTACGTGGGACACCACTCCACTCTTTCACTATAGTGAGTCTAAAAACATAAATGAAAACGTTACAGGCAATCCTCGTGCTCACGCTGATTATGTGTTTTCTCGTATTGACGATTACGGACTCACGATTGATGTTGACCTCGAAGCAAAAGCAAAAGAACTAGCATTACTAAAGTATCGGAGTATTCTATGATTTCATTCGCTATTACAACACATAATGAAGGTCAATATGTTCAAGACCTAATGGACCAACTCATTCCTCACTGCGAAAATACGGGGGATGAGATTGTTGTTGTAGATGATAACTCCACGGATGAATTTACATCACAACTGTTGTATAATCTTGCAGATGAAGATATCATTAGATTGTATAATCATTCACTTGATAATGATTTTGCTGCACATAAAAACTATGTTAATTCCGTCTGCCAAGGTGATTATATTTTCCAAGTGGATGCAGATGAAAAATTCCATAATAACCTCTTGACTTATCTACATGATATAGTGTATAATAATACGAATGTAGATTTGTTTTTAATCCCGCGAGTAAATGTCGTAAATGGTTTGACCGAAGAAGATATCAATCGTTGGGGATGGAGAGTTAATGAATTGGGTTGGGTTATGTTTCCAGATTATCAAACCCGTTTATATAAGAATGTAGATAGAATCAAGTGGGAAGGTAAAGTGCATGAACGTATCATAGGATATGAAACACACGCACCACTTCCAGCAGAAGAACAGTGGTCGCTATACCACATTAAGGAAATCAATAGACAACGGGAGCAGAATGCATACTATGAGACATTATCAAGATAGAGCATTAACATACGACGATATCCAATTAGTTCCAGCATATTCTGATATTGAGTCACGTAAGACAATTGACCTCACTACAGATTTAACAACTAATTATAAGATCATGGTTCCGTTGATTGCTTCTCCGATGGATACGGTGTGTGATAGTGAGATGGCAATTACGATGATGGACTTGGGTGGAGTGGGATGTATTCACCGATTTATGTCTATTGAGGAACAAGCACGACATGTGTATGAAGTGTTTTTACACAATTCCCATAATGCAGTTGATCTTCCAGTTATGGCAGCGGTTGGTGCAAATGGTGATTATCTCGAACGTACACAAGAGTTAGTAAAAGCTGGTGTAAATATTGTTTTGATTGATGTGGCACATGGATATCATAAGTTTGTAAAAAATGCAATCGAAACGATTAAGAGTAATTTTCCGATGGTTGATGTAATTGCAGGAAATATCGCAACCGCAGAAGCAGCGGAAGCGTTACAAAATTGGGGTGCAGATGGACTTCGTGTTGGTATTGGTGGTGGGTCACTTTGTACCACTCGTATTAAGACAGGATTTGGTGTTCCAAACATTACCTCATTAGAAGATGTAGTAAGTGTAGCAAAAGTTCCAGTAATTGCATGTGGTGGTATTCGTAATAGTGGAGATATTGCAAAAGCGTTGGCTGTGGGTGCAGACTCCGTGATATTAGGATCACTACTTGCAGGAACAAAGGAAGCACCTGGAGCAATTATTGAGAAGTCTAACGGGTTATATAAACGCTATCGTGGTGCAGCGTCCTTGGAAACGAAGAGTATTCACGGACAAGAAACACGTAATGTAGAAGGGGAATCTACGATTGTCCCGTTCAAGGGCGGAGCCAAATTCATCGTTGATGGACTATTGGATGGATTACGGTCAGCATTATCATATGCAGGAGCACAAAGTATTAGGGAATTTAACCCAGAGTATGTAGTGGTCACCGCAGCAGGTATGAATGAGGCTAAACCTCACCTTCTCTAACCGGAGGATGTATGAAAAATCTAATAACCGCCTTGACTCTAATGACGGTTTTACTGATGTTAAAGATTAATGAAGTCTATATACCGAACCGTATTGTTCGGTCAGAACCAACAGAGTTAGAAAAATTCCTCAACCATATGGCAGAACGTGAGAGTGATAACACACCTCACGTGGTCAATCGGTTTGGAATGATGGGTAAATATCAATTTGCCCCAAGTACGATTAGAGTTCTTGGATTTAGAGTGTCAAATAAACAGTTCCTATCTAATCCAGAACTCCAAGACTCTGTAATGGTTGCTTATCTACGATCAAACAATAAAGAACTAAACACACTAATCACTAAATACGAAAATAAGAAGTTTAAGGGTGTGAGAGTTACACGGTCTGGTGTATTGGCGGCGGCACATTTAGCAGGTTCGGCAAATGTGAAGCTCTTTTTCCAAAACGCGGATTGGAATGGACGAACAGATGCAAACGGTACGAGTATTCGTGAGTATATGCAAACATTCTCAATCTATAACTTGAAGAAACTATGATAGTAGTAGTGATAATCAGTATTTTGTTAAATGCAGCACTTGGTTACGCATGCTGGAATTTGTTGCGTAAGAACGAAGTGATGGAAGATGCCATAGATATCTTTTACACCCGCTTAGATACGACATTAAAAACTATGCGGGCGATTGACTCACGAGAAATGTTTGAAAAGGACGATGAGGTAGGGTCTGTTTTCAATCAAATCGTAGACACAGTTAATGATTTACGTCCGCTTCTATACGGGAGTAATATAGAAGATGGGGAGAAAGAAAGCGAAGCTCGGTAAAGTCTACTTTACACAAGAAACAGAAGATGCAATCATCAAATATAACCAAAGTAATGACCCCGACGAAAGAGAACATCTCTATCGGGAGTATATTTGGGCACCATTCGATAAATTAGCAGAAAATGTAATCAACAGATTCAAGTTTCCTTATATGGAAGGCAGCTTTGACGATGTAAAGTCAGAGGTGGTTTCCTTTTTGGTTATCAATCTACACAAATTCGCACATGGAAAGGGTAAAGCATTCTCTTATTTTAGTGTGATTGCGAAAAACTACCTAATTCTACACAATAACAACGCATACAAGGAAGAAAAGCGGTCAGTTTATCTTGGAGATAAGACTGATGAGACATTTTCCTTGGAAGAAATCCTTGTTTCCGAACCAGAAGAACAAGAAATCAAAAGTGATACCAGAGATTTCTTACAATTACTCGTTCAATACTGGGATTTCAATACAACCAAGATTTTTAAGAAGAAACGGGACATAGAAATTGCTAACGCAGTGGTTGAACTCCTCCGTCGAGTTGATAATATTGATAATTTCAACAAGAAAGCTCTTTATTTAATGATTAGAGAAATGACCAATCACAAAACTTCGCATATCACCAAGGTAATCAATAAGATGCGAGGTCACGTTTTGGTCCAAATGCAGGAATTTAGGCGTACAGGACATATTTCAGACCCATCCGCATATTTTACATATAAAAAATAGCCTCTAACTATTTATATTGTAGTAACTTGGAGGTTATAATGAGTTTAGACAAAGAATTGTTCGATGGAAAGACGCTTTCCGACCTCTTTTCGGAAATTTACAAGAACACGGATTCTAAAAGACAACAAATCAACCAATATGTTGCCAGTATGGTGAAGCTTATTCGCACACCAGAAGATGCAGCGATTATTGGTCCTGTTATCAAAGATTTTATCGAGGTGAACGTCAAAAACGACGAACACCTCGTTCGTGTTGCCCAAATAGCACAACGTATTGTAGGAGCTGCATCGAAAGGTGAGAATATCGATGGTTTGTTAAGTGAAGCTGAAAAGCAAGCTTTACTTGGTGACCTAAAAATGGAAGTGGAAAAGCTAGAGGACGAAGGAAAGGATATTGAGGAAGATATCTTTGCTATTTCCAAGAGAATTAAGTAATGCCAGGTTCGGGATTTCGTACATCTGTTAGTAATAAGGGAGTGGCAACACTTCTTCCAGGTGCTCCTGGAAGTCAGGGTGCTGTTACAACCGATTCATTTATTTACGAAGCAGCGCAGGTTGAAGATATCATCACAAATGAAAGTGATAGCGAATTAAATTCCACACTAAGTTCGACTGCTAACGTGGGTAGAGCAAAGATTAGATTTATGAATACTTCCCGTGGTACAAATACTAATGAATTACCTTGGGCAGACCCGTTAACCCCGTATCAAACATCATATCCATTAGTTGGTGAATACGTTCTTGTATTTAAAATGTTAGGCACCTACTATTATGTTGGACCAATAAATACAAAACGACAAATTACAGATAATGCGGCACCACTTGTTGGTATAGCAGCTAGTCAGCCAACGTCAAATCTATTGAAAAACCAAAGAAAAACTGCGTTGGGAGTTTTGACACAACCAGTAGTAGATATAAATCGTGTAGGAAAAAACTTTAAAAAACAAAAAGTATATCCAGTAAAATCATTTGAAGGTGATGTAATTTATCAAGGACGATATGGACAATCTATACGTCTTGGTAGTAGTCAAATGGTTAGTTCGGCTGGCGGTGAACAATATCCGAATATCATCTTACGGGCAGGACAAGGACCAGCAACAGCCTTAACTACAGATGATAGAGGACCAGCATCACTTACAAATGAATCGCTTAATACAGATTTAAGCTCTATCTATATGGTATCTAACCAAATACTACCCTTGGTTCCAGCGACCTATGGAACAAATATACACCTTCGTTCTTTATTGCAAAAACCAATAGCGTTTGATGGAGCATCAATTCTGTTAAATTCTGATAGATTGATATTTAATTCTAAAGCAACATCTATTTTTATGTTTTCTAAAAAAGGCATTCATCTAAATTCTTTAGAAGATGGATTTAGTGTAGATACTGGTGGTCCAATATTACTAACAACACCAAATACTACATCAATTTTTAGTGAAAAAACAATAGACATTACAAGTAAAGAAGATGCCACATTTACTGCAAGACGAGATATAAACGTTTCGGGTGATAGAAATATTACAATTTATGGAAATGAAATTTTTCTAGGTGGTCGTAGCTCTACAGCATCACCAATAGCTATGGCAAAACCTTTAAAGTTATTTATGTTAGAACTTTTAAGAACATTAATGTCAACGCAACCACTAGTAATAGGACCAACGGGTGTAGTAAATCCAGCATTAATTGCTAGATTGTTGGTGGTATATGCAAAGTATATGGTGTTCCCAGATCCATTTAATCCTTTGTGGGCATCAAATGATAACTTTGTAATGAAAAGTAACGAACAAACACTTAGCGGACCAACATATCTACCTAAAAATCAATCATTTAAGAATGTTAGTGGATTGGGTACTCGTGGAGCAAGTGATGCGGCAAGATTTGGTCGTGAAGAAGCAGATAATGCTGGATTGAAGGGGTTACGAAAACTTTATGATGACGAATTAGCGTCGAAGTTATAGTATGGCAACTACTCAACAATTTAAAGAACAATATTTTCAGTCATATATAAAAAACGTTACTAATACACCTAGTAATGAAGTATCCTCTGTTGCGCAAATACCATCGGATGTTCCATTAGAAACATTAGTAGCGATAACCACATTCAAACCACAAGTAATTCAAGGAACGCAACTACAAAAATATGGACAAAATGCACAAATAATCCAAACTGCGGTCGCAGCAAGACTACAACAGTCCGGTATATTTACAACAAATCTACGAAATTTTACCCCATCCATATCAGGTAGAGCTATACAAGTACGTGGTGGTAATTCACCATCTTTGGGTAGAAGAATAAATGGAGAGTTATTATCATTAAATCCACGTGATAGAATTTTACGAGGATTAGACCCAAAAACACGACAACAACTAGAAAGAATACAAGATTTAAGAATATTAAACGACCTGCAACTTAGATTATTACAACAAACACAACGACTAGAACAGCAAATAAACAAGTACACAGCTATATTTAATGCGATAGTAAATGGACCAGACGCACTTGTTTCTGCTGGACTAACAATTATCATAGACAAGTTGAATCAACTAGAAGCAGTGTACAACGCAGCAAAGAATTTGTATCTTGTTGCAAAACGTTTGTATGAAAATACAAAACGTGCAATCATCAAAGCGTTATTTAAAGACATTCCAAAATTTGTAGAACGAGTAAAAAAGGGAATTAGTGTTTTAGATAGAATATTGAAACTACCAGAAATTCCAAGAATACTACGTTTTCCGAAATTACCAAAATTACCAAAACTTAATTGGTCTAAAGCGGATTTTTATTCAAAATATAAACTTGCTCTAAAAAATCTTAAAGACAAAAATAGTCAGTTTTTTGATAAAGCGTATGACACTGCTCTACAACAATCTGGATACGAAATTTTTGACCCAAATAAAGACAAAATCCAAAGAGCATTTTCTACTGCACGAAATAAATTACGTGAAGCTAAAGCACAATTCCAAGCTAAGCAAGCTATAAGAACTGCAGCTGTAGAAACTGCAAGAAATCAATTGATTGATAATGTACGACAAGTAAATGCAAATGTAGAACGTGAACGTGAACGTATTTTGAAACAATATGAGAATGCAAAGAGTGCAGGACAAAGATTAAGAGATCAAGTAGGTAGTCGAAAGATGTATTTAACGTCTGTCGAAGCCGCTCAATTATTAAATTCAAGTAGAGTAAATGTAAGTGTAAAGAATATCTACGGAGAACTACCAACAGGACAAATAACTCCTGATGGAAGAACTGTCTATAAAGACAAAGAAAATAAAGTATACGTCCTCCAAACGGCAAGAGAACGAGTTACAGAACTGACAAATAAAACAGTTACAGCGGCGTCAAGTACTATTCGGGAAGTAACGTCAGCGGTTGATGCCGTAAGACAAGTAACAAACACAGCAACATTATTATCGGCTGGATTGAATAGTGATGTACTAAAATTAGAACTACAACGTAATGCTATTGAAGAAGTAAATAATGTTACACAAATAGTTAGACAAACTTCATCAAGTATAGCAGCTGGTAGTAAAATACCCGTTACAAGTGGTACATTACAACAAGAAACTCAAATTGATGAAAATACAAAAACTATAACAACAGTATCAAGACGATTACGTGCAACTGACGCTTTACAAGAAGCAGAATTATTGAACAGACAAAGAGCACAACAATATGGGTATACTGGTATATTATCATATGATGCATCACAACCAGTTCAAAAAGTACAAAATGGACAAACAATATACGAAGCAAAATTTATTGTAACTTACGCATCTGAATCTGTTAGACAAGTAGTAGAAACACCACAACCATTTACATCAACACCATTTGTACAAGCAAGTGCAACTGCAAGACAAATTACTGGTTCATCACAACTTCCACCAACATCGTCATTACGACCAATACCTGGTATGGATATTGTTGCAATACCTAAATTATCTGTATTTGAAATAACTGCTCTACAAAATAGATTAGCGTCACCGTTTGTATCTGATGAAGAAAAGGCAAGAATACGAGAAATATTAGGTATAAGAAATGAAATAACATCTGATTTACAATTACCACCAGACGCAGAATTAGAATTCTCACAAGAAGCTACCAGACCAAATCTATCAGTAAGTGTTGCGGGAAATAGAGCAAAACTAACATATAATGCAGGTAGAGTGGCAAATGTAGAATATAGTATCGATAATGGAAGAACATGGACTCCCGTAAATCCACCAGCACGTTCTGGTGATATCCTAATTGATAATTTGGAAAACGGTGTATACGCAGCTAGAGTTCGTGGTATACGAGCAGATGGAACACAAACCGCACCATCGCAACCAAAAGCAATTGTGGTTCGCATAAGTGAACCACGTATATTAAGAATACAACCGGAATCAGCAACAGCGGTAATAATAATATTTGATGATCCTGTAAGTCCAGCAGATATTAGCAAATACCAATTCACCACTAGAAGTGATAATTCACTTTGGATAGACGCTCTTTCACCAACAAATGAAAAAAGAGTGGTTCGGTCACCAATTCTTGCATACGCATTAGAAGAAAATAAAACGTATACAGTTAGAATACGTGCAGTATATCTTGACGGAACATTTGGTACTCCATCAAATTCAGCTACCTTTACCACGTTTAAACTTTACACTCAGGGTGGTGGGGTTATTTCGTAAAAGTGGTCTAAATCGTTCTAAATCATAGTTTTCAGATATTTAAATAGAGGGGCTAAAATGGTTATTTTTTCAAGGAGAGAGAAATGGACAAAACATTATTAAAAGCTTACATCCGTACAGTAGTTGAAGAAGAAGTCAATAGAATTCTTCCTGAACTTTTAGGTGAAGCTGTTGCACAAATCAAAGGTACGCAACAAGTTAACGAAACAGTATCGGCACCAACTAAGCCAAAACTCGACCGTTCAAAGTTGGCTGCGATGATGGGATTAGAACGTATAGGAGACACCATTACGGCAACCACAAACAATATGGTTCTCCCAAACAACATTCCACAAGGTGTTAATTTAAATGACCCATCTGTTAAACCAGCGGTAGAAGCTATTACAAAAGACTATAGCGCTTTGATGAAGAAGATGGGATTGAGCAAGTAATATGCCAAATACCACCTATTTAGGTCAACCATTACCATTAAATAGAGGGACACGTGGATATTTTCAATCCACTACCGATACTTTGGAAAATGAAAAATCAAAGTTTATTAACTTGATATTGACCAAGAAAGGTGAACGTGTGTCAAATCCAAATTTTGGATGCGATTTGTGGCGTTTATTGTTTGAACAAAAGAATGATGAAATACAAGATTTGGCGCAGCAATATATAATCAACGCGGTACAGCAATTCATGCCGTATTTAACTTTACAAGAAATTAGAGTAACAAATCTTTCAACATTTCTAAATGACAACAATATAAATTTATATGTCAAATATGGATTTGTAAATAATCCTCTTGTAAGTGATGAAGTACAATTTTCATTAAATACAAATGTCGCTGGTGGATTGGTAGTTTCGGGAAGAACCACTACACGAAATCTTTAATAGAGAAACATAATGGCTACAACCAACAACGTATTAAATAAACTATCAGTAGCACCAAAAGAGGTCAGTTACCTTAATAAATCATTCGTAGATTTTAAGGGTGACCTCATTACGTTTATCAAAAACTATTATCCTAATACATGGACTGACTTTAATGAAGCTAATCCAGGTATGATTATGTTGGAATTAGCAGCGTATGTTGGTGATGTACTATCTTTCTATGTTGATAATAGATTCAAAGAAAATATGTTGTCATATGCGGAAGAAGAGGGTAACATTATCGCTATGGCACAAACATTTGGATACAAACCAAAAGTTATAGTTCCATCAACAGCGGAAGTTTTAATATCCCAAGTTGTACCTGCACTTGGTGCGGCAGATGGATACATACCCGATGCAAATTATTTTCTTAAAATAGATAGAAATTCAACGATGTCTACACAAGGACCAAATGTAGTTACGTTTAGAACTACAGAAATCGTAGATTTTGCAGACCCAACAAATAGATCAATTACTCCACGACAAGTTGACTCGGTTACACTCCTACCAGTAACATATTTGGTGACCAAAACTGTAAAAGTTATCTCGGGTGATATAAAACAAGAAACTTTTACATTTGGTGATCCAGAAAAATTTTCTACAATAACAATTGGTGACAGTAATGTTACAGGTATTAGTGAAGTAGTTGATGCCGATGGTTACAAATGGTATGAAGTAGATTATTTGGCACAAGATACTATTATAGATGACCGTGAAGTATCTTACGTTGCATCAGTAAGTGAATCTGTAAGTCCACAATACGCAATGAAGTTTAGAACTGTTCCAAGAAGATTTGTAACTAGACTAACTGGAAATAAGCAATTACAACTAATATTTGGTTCAGGCCGTGGTAATGCATCGGAAGATATTGTGTATCTTGATTCACAACAAGTTGCAAATAGTGAGTATGGTACACAACTTGCAAGTGTGTCATTAAGTAATACCGATTTACTTAACACAGATAACTTTGGTATTGCACCAGCAAACACAACAATAACAGTAACATACTTTACTGGTGGTGGTGTCGAATCAAATGTTACCTCAGGTACAATAGTGCAAACTGGACAATTAAATATATTAAATAGAACAACAGAATTCAGTCAAGAAGAACTTGATTTATTTAATGAAATTGTTGGTACAGTTACAGTATTTAACGAAATGCCAGCAACAGGTGGACAAAGTGGAGAATCTGTTGAAGAAATTCGTCAACGAGCACTTGCTAGTTTTAGTGCACAAAATCGTGTTGTCACACGTAGAGACTATGAAGCACGTGCATTAGCGATGCCTTCAAAATATGGTGCAGTTGCAAAAATATTCGCAATATCTGATGCATTACAAGCAAATATTCAAGCAGAAGTAACACCAGAACAATTAGATGCTGGTATCAGACAATATGTAGAAAATGATCCAAAACCAAATGCAATCAATTTGTATGTTCTTGGATATAATCAAAGTAAAAAGATTACAACACTAAACAGTTTAGTAAAACAAAATTTACAACAATATTTGGCACAGTATAGAATGTTAACTGACCAAGTAAACATCCTTGATGCGTTCGTTGTCAATATTGGTGTAAACTTCGATATTACTGTATACAAAAACTATAATATGTCTGATGTTATAGCGTTATGTTTGGGTGCAATAAAAGACTACTTTGACATCGATAAGTGGAATATCAACCAACCAATCAGATTAGGTGATTTGCAATTACTAATACAATCACAAGATGGTGTTCAAAGTGTGAATAGATTGGAAATTGTTAACAAATACTTCTTCAAGGATGGTAGAGATTACCAACTATATCGTTATGACATAGCAGAAGCAACTGTAGATGGTGTAGTATATCCATCACTTGACCCGTGTATCTTCGAGATTAGATATCCTGAAGATGATATTATAGGAAGCGCAAGACAATGAGATTATTCCTAACCGCATCAGCAGACACTACACTATATCAACGGTTTTCAACAACGAACGCCGGAATGGATGAAATACTTGAAGTTGGTAAAGTAGCAGCTCCAGAAGATTTAGGAATTGCATATACCGGTAGTGCAGCACGAACAATAATTAATTTTACACTACCTGTAAGTGGAACGATACCAGAAACGGCTTCATTCCATCTTAATTTAAAAATTGCAAATGCACAAAAACTACAATATCTACAAGAACTAAAAGTTTATGAAGTTTCTGGTTCTTGGGATGAAGGTAGTGGATATTCTATAGAAACAAATAATGTAAGAATACAATTATATTCTGGTAGTACATATGTTGGTGACTTTGACCCAACCAAAATTGTAGCGACTAATGATGGTGCAACTTGGAACAATAGAAACACATCAACAAGTGCTTCGTGGACGGTGGCTGGTGGTGACTACTACGCAAATCCAACGCAGAGTGTAATATTATCTGCATATCCGTTGGAAGATTTACGAATCAACGTAACGGACATAATGTATTCTGTATTGGTAGATAATAGAGATTTCAAAGGATTCCTAGTTAAATTATCACCAGCGTATGAAACAAGTAGTTTAAATCAAAGTAACATTAAATTCTTCTCTAGACAAACTCATACAGTACACGAACCAATTTTGGAAGTTGTGTGGGATACAAACACATTCTCTACAGGTTCATTAAAACCAATTCCTAACACATATGATATTGAAGTAGTTCCACAAAATCCAAAAGAAACATACATTCGTGGGTCAAAAGAACGTGTACGATTTGTTGTTAGAGATAAATACCCACGCAAGAACTTTGATTCTACCTTACGATATGCAAGTAGATACTATCTACCAACATCATCATACTTTGGTATTGTTGACCGACAAGCAGGAACAACTTTATCACCTATTGATGCATACGCAAAATTAGATTGTGATGCAACAGGTTCGTATTTTGTCTTAGATACATCAAATTTGTATAAAAACAGAAATTACGCAGTCAATTTAGAAATTGATAACGGAAGTTCGGACAAAACTACTATTCCTGAAATATTTACGTTCTGGGTAAAATAAATGACTTTTGATGACTTGATTAAAACGTTTAAGGTGCAACCAGACCTCAATAGAGAATTCTGGACACCAGAAAACAAACTCAATCCAACCATTCGTAAAGCTCTTTTGAGAATCGCAAAAGAGTTCTATGATGGTATTGAATTGGAGAACAAACCAAAAATCAAGGACATAGTATTTACTGGAAGTTTAGCAAACTACAATTATTCGGATTATTCTGACGTTGATCTTCATTTATTATTTGATTTTGGAAAGGACAAAGA